CTTTGACGCTGGAGTAACCGGGAATGGGAAAGTGTGGTGGGAGACAAAGGGTGGTGCCCTTCATCTAGACGCACGAGATGCCATAATCCTTCATCAGGATCTTGTGACACCCACGATTGCGAATCTGCCAACCAAACTCAAGCCTTCCGAATTCTTGAACAACTTGATCTTCTTGATAAGGTGTCAAATCATAACGAGCCAGAAATTCATGTGTGTCAAAGCGAAGCATAACTTTTGTGTCCTGCTCAATCTTCGTTCCAATCATTTGTCTCTCGATCTCAGCCCATGCTTTAATGCTTGTATTCCCAGCCACGCCCTTCATGTTATGCAACAGCTCAGTGTCAACGAAAGGGTATGTACTTTGAATTCTAGCAGCGTTAAACGCCAAAACACGGTATTTTAGAGGTCCAGATCCGGGAAAATCGTAATTACATGTTCCTGCTCCTCTCAATAAGACTCCGGGGTTCAATACAGGCTGCACTTCACCGTCAATGTCAATACATGGCGAGTGCTTAAGAAATTGAATGTCTTGAATCTTTACGCATGGCTCCACAGTGAGAATATACCCGGACTGGTTTGCATACTTCTTAATATCATCTTCCGACGATATCTCATGACTGGTGATCCACCAGATGATGAGAAACACAACAAATGTGTTTATAGAAGTAGTGGACAAATGACCAGAACCGAGAAAATAACCCAAAGCGGCCAATGTGATTTTATGTTTCAAATCCACCGAATATAAATCCAGCGGCAGAAGCGATTGATCACAAAGATCCTTAACCTCCTCCTTCAAACAGGCGGGAAAACTGTCCATCCATGCAAGAAACATCTCGTGTTCGTGAGACGCATCACAGCTGCTGATGTCCAAATTATACCACCTAACCTTATTCTTAAATGTTATCCCAAGAGTTGAATCGTCACTAAACACTGCTGCATGAAAGCGACCACTTGGTTGAATGATCTCTCCGAATGTGTGTTTCATAGAAGACAGGCTAGGGGACTTGACAAACTCGATGCACCCACCATTAACAAAAATAGGGGCAGAAGCTTGCGCTCCTTTCATCACAGCCATCAGCCACCCGGCTTGTAGAGCAGACTCAGGACCGAAAGAGGTGTATAACCGCATCCATTTGTTAATCTTGGCAATTTCATTCTTGCCCTTAGCAACGATACGTTTACTCAACACTCGATCATGCCTTGTGCCCTCGTCCTCCATGCTCGCACATACAGCAATCCGCAATTTCTTCTTTGGATTCTTGTCAGTGACATGGTCTAACATTTCTTGATCCCTCCCTTGATAATCATCGAAGTAACATTCATAAGTTGCTCTCATCAATTCAATAAACTTTATGGTTTTAGGGTGTCTCAGAAAATTTCTCTGATTAAACCTCAGCATCTCACAGAAACCAGGAATTTGTGCCTCACGACAACTCAATAACCGGCCAGCTGCGTAGCTGAGATTTTCATTACTAATCTTATATATAACTATATTGGAATCGATGCCCATACTCCTAGTGATGTAAAAGCCTCGTTTAGATTCCAGTCTCTCATCAGGTGGAAAACAGATCTTCATATTGTTGTCGAAATGCCTCCTCCCATTGATTACCCGGAACTTATTATTCCATCTATATGCTTTACTAATTGGTATTATGACCCCCTCAACCCTATAGAGGCCGCAGAAAGTAGGGGTTTCATAGCTGCAGCCAGTTCTTGGAAAACCGACGTCATTAGTGGTATATCTGCACTAGGTAAAATCAAGTTACGCTCAGCGTCACGTATAAAAAGTTGGTACGCAACGTAAGCCACCGTCTTCTGCCAAATGCCTCGGTCCGCTTTAATCAGCAGCTCATTCAGTGGGATTCCAGCAATATCAGTAGACTCTGCTGCTTTATGGATCCTGCCAAAGACTGCCGTGACGACGTGGCCCGAACTGCGAAATGAAGTAGAAGCATCAAGGCGTTTGTCCTGAAGTAGTTTGACTGCGGCATTGCTAAAAATGGTTACTTGAACCTCATTAGTGTACCCCAGAATGTCCACGACTGACAACCTGTCATGCTCCAACAAAGATCCATAGCCGGGTCTAAAGTTATCCACGATCTTGCGTGCCTCCGTTGGTCGAATTTCCTTGCCACGTATAATACTGTCAGGTGGTAGGTCCGCTCCTAGCTTAAATTGGTCAACAGTCCGCACACTTGTGCGGTCAACTCGAGATAATCTGAATGTTCGATTGAAAAATCTCATAGTGCTATCAATCTTCTTGCCAAAACGGTAGACAATAGTTTTTGGAAATGCTACATGCACGGTCTTCACCCCTCTCCTGAGCATATATACCCGCTTCGCTAGATCTCCATCGATGTGAGGAGCCTGTGGCACTGCACTACCAACTGGTTGTGCAGGCCCCTGAACTGAAACCTGTGGGGGTGCATTCTGCACCTGAACCACGGGAACAGACGGGGGCACCTGCTGTTGAAGAGCAGGTGAGGCTTTCTCGTCACCAACGGAACTAGTGAGAGTTTGGTACATAGGCCAGGGCAGTGGTGAAGCTTGATGAACCACAGCATCCACTCCGAAATCAGGAAGTTCGTCTGGACTAGAGAGAGGCACATCTTCAATGAGCTCCGGCTCGACTTTTACCTCACTATGGTTAGTAAGTTCAAGATCGAGTCGCATCGTATTTCCGTCTACGGCCGCTTGTTCCATTTGAGTCAACACACCACCAACGCTTTTCCAAGCTTTGAGGCGCGGATCATCAACATGAACACGGCGACCATATCCAAGAAACTGTTTAGCTTCATTGAAAAGCACTTCTTTCCGGTCCTCTACCAAAAGATATTCAGTAAAAGAAAAACCACTCATATAGGAGTGAGCTGCTGAGTATGTCTCAATTTCCATGGCCTTGTTATTATCATCTAATTTGTCATCTATTGACCCCCGCAGGGCCTCCAAGATGTCGGTGGAGTCACCAAAGGTGTAGGATTCTATATGATCATCAGTATTATTATCACTAGTTTTATCCTCACAAGCCGCACTAGGTTTACTTGGTGGGGTAAACACTGGGACAATCTCAAGTTCCTCCTCGCAAAACGCTATTAACTTAGCATCCCCTGCGTCTAGAACTGAACTTTCAGCTAGATCAGTGGCATGGTTGTCGTTCTTAGGTTTGCGCCTAGTGGTCAGAGATATATAGGGCCGCTTGCTTAATGGTACTTTGATTCCTGCGCGCACACGTTCAATAGAGGCGCGATTCTTAGGTTCCTTCTTGTATTCGTTGAAAATGTTGCCCTGATGGCAATCGAGAACAGAATTATGTGAATGCTCAGTCTTCTGGCAGTCACGAGCACAAAGCGAGTCCAAACAGGGAATAGATATTCCACTGTTTTTCCCCTTCTTGCGCCCAGCTTTCTTTTCCTCTTGCCGCTTGGCTTTTCCTACAAGTGGATCCTTTTTATGCCCATGGCCAAGATGGGTGCACCTTTCCTCAGCACACTCACCTCCTTCGTATTGCCACGGGGCCAAATCAATTACCAAATCAAGGATTTCATCCTCATACCTGGGGCCTTCGCCAGGATAGCCCAAAGTGGAATCGAATTTCTTCTGGATGTTGCGGCGACTTCCTCTACGACGCCCCGGTTTGTGTGTGGGGTCCATAGCTGTGTGCCGGTTGATCTGTTTCCATCTTATCTTTTGTACAGTAACTTCTTCCTCCTGGCTGTCAGAAGAGTCGGAAAAATTTTTCTGAAAGGGGTCCAATTCATCTTCAGAAAAATCGTAAAGTCTAACTACGTCTACTATGTCTAATATACTACATACCGCCCCAGTACAACCAAGGTGGCATGGAAGGTGTCCACTAGTGGATCTTGTTTCATCAGGACGAGAAGGGGAGCAGAGGTGCTTCTTCTCATCATCTATTTCTAATTGCATTATTGAGTTGGAGATAAAATTTGTCATACGAATTTGTTGGTTTGCTAAATTTTGGTGCTGAACACCTCGTCAGACAGATCTGTCCACCACCCATTCTGTTCTGTTTGTTTGACACACCCGGTTGCCCAGAGATGCCAACCATTCATAACAGAATGAGGAGGTGGATAGAGGTACCTGGTTCTACGCCGTCCTATCATTTCAAAGGTCTAGTAAAAGCAGGGCGCGACCTGCTTGGATTTCCTCAGAATACTTCGGTTGGCTAAAAACTCACTTCCCCAGACATAAATGGACCAGAGAGGCTAGGAGTGTGCATGTGGCAGGTTATGAGCCCACCAGTTGTTGTTAATAAGACCATTGCTGGATTTAGAAAGGAAAGTAAAATATATCAGAGTGACACGGCCACAAAAGTGACTGAAGGCTATGAGCCTCGCTGACCTCCATAAAACAACTGCTTACATACACGGATCGTTATGACGTTGATCCTTTCCCGCCCCCCCTATCCCGATACACCCGGAAAAACTGCTAGATCCACTCCACCGTTTGAGATTCCACCATACACCCAATCGTGTGTCTTCCTTAGAGATGCCATTCTTATTCAATGAAGGTAGCTGACGCATACCCATTCTAGATGTTTACATTGAAAGTTTGCGCACACCCACCACGTCTATACGGCCAAAAGGCTATAACATAGGGGCAAACGACCTCCGAACCGAAGTTCAGCAGCTTGATAGCAGTGCAAAAGGTTGACAGTTCTGTCTTGAATCGATCAGAACCACGCTGGGGTAGAGGATGAGAGAGAAAATCTCATGGAGAAATGGATAAAAAGAAGGGAAACTATACTAAACTAGACTATACTACTATTTATACTACTACATATATTATTATACAGGTGACTCCTCCTGAGGGGTGGAATCATAACTAATAGGCCAAACACTTAGCCGGGCTTCTAAACCTGGCCCAGCTTGTACAATGGAATAAAAATCAACATGCGCGTTGTCTCCAGTGATGGTGACAAGCGTTTGGAACACGACATTGGAGTCAGTGTAGGAGAAAGGTGGATATTTAAGAGTGTCAATGCAGCATGGGGATCGCCCAGTGGCTGCTCCTGCAAAGGGACCGTTCTTATCATCATCAAGCGGTTGCGTGGCGTTTGTAGTACCAAAAGTATCATAACCCACTGCAACAGCCGACACTTTATTATCAGCTGCAGCAATGATCTCTAAACAAACTAAGTACGTTCCCACACTCGTCTGAGGCGGAAAAGCATACTGGTAGGACGTGTCGGTTGCCAACATTGTCCCGCCCAAGTAGTTGTTTCGAGGAGTAATTTTACCATGATAGAAATCATCCACGTTGGTCTTGATCGCAAATTGGTCAAAACCGTCCGATTGTACCTCCTTTGGATTGAGGATAGGTTTCATTAAAGTCACGTCATATGTGACCCATAAACCACCCACCTCAGTAGTTGATTGCATTCCTTCGACGCCGATCTCTGTGAAGCCAATGTCCGTAAGGCGTAAGTCTTTCTGTTTGCCATCCAAATCGGTTCGGATATAGTAAACATTACTAGCAGTCTCGGTAGGGGCACATTCTATTGCATGCATAATTGCGTCGGCCGGTCTAGCGTAATTACTAAACTGGGTAGCCAACATACCAACAGTACTAATGAATGGGTCATCTTCAGCGTTATAATTTGTCGCCAAAATCACTTTTCCTAAGGCCGAGTTTGTGGAACCCAGCGCGAAGGCGGAAGTGGAGACATATTGGAAAATGAGTCCATTCATGCGGTACTGCTGATAATTACGAGCAATAGCTGAAAGCCAGGGAAAAGTGGTGCTAATTCCTGGATTCAGTGGATATACCAATCCCTTAAAGGCGACAGATCCGTCGACATTCCCCAAATATTCTTTATGGGTTATTCTAACTGAGTTAGGGCCAAATTCCGGAACTACGGTTGGTGCGACTAAACTGTTAGAACGCACGTCGTAATCCCCGAAGCCTGTCACTCTAGAAAACATGTCTCCAAATATGTTACCTGCTTGACCGCCAATATACTGGCCTGCTTTACGCAAACCAGCTTTGACTTTACCTCTTGGCATTTTCTTGCGAATAGATTTCTTTGCCTCTGCACGAATTGCCTTGATAGCTCGAGTCTGCGCAGCTTGTAACTTGCTCGCAGTCGATTTCTTATTATTATTTTTCTTGTTAGGTAGTGTAATAAACCCTCACGGGTCAGTGACTCACTAAAGCCACCAATATTTGCGCTTAAAAGTCCCTAAATAGGGGCTGGGTACAGGGCGCCATGATCGTATTGGAGTAGAAGAATCTGAACAGCGTCTTCCTAGACTTCTACATCCTCAAGTGTGTTTCACATGGTCCTGACTTAATATATATCTCTCTATCTATAACTAAGGGTGGGAGCAAAGCTCCCAAAGACCGACAAAAAGCAAGTGCAATCCAGAGAATCTCAATCGGTTCTCGTGAAAAGGGCCCCTCACGGGGTTCGAAACCCATG